TTTTGGTGATGATTGTTCACCGCTACCTATTAGATATGTCATGTTATTTTCCTTTTTAATATAATAACAATGTAAAAGAGGGCTTGCGTAACCCTCGAATTGTATATATATATGCAAGTTGCAATCTTGACTATGTGTTTTACTAAACACACAAAACCGTATTATCTCAATATAGTGAGATATTATACCCAGTATTCTTTTTTTGGCATATTGACAAGACCCATATTATATGTCTTAACAATATACTTTATTAAGTCCTTTGTTTTAATATTATGTTTAATTGCTGTGTCCCACATGACTTCTGTATCATTAATATAATAAAACATTGTTGCATCTTTATTATATAATTGTTCCCATGCATTGTGCATGTTATTGTAATATTCTACTCTATTGTTATAAGAATAGAAGAATGTTAGTATTATTGCATAAAGAGCACAACCTGCAAGACTTAATAGTATAAGTATCATATTATTATCTCCATTTTATTGATTGATTTAACATATCCAGGTAAATTGAATGTATTAAATATTGTTAATGCATTTTTTCTATTAGTTGCTTCGATAAGTAATGTCTTCCTTTCACTAAAGAAACCTGTCTTGTATACTATTTGAAATATTGCCATAATGTGTCACTCTTTCTCTTTATTGTTGTATTATTTATATAATTAATAGGCTTTGTTGTATTAAAGGAATAAACTTAGTTAACGTTCCTGTCTACCTACATGTTAATACCTATATATTATTACTTAGAAGAATCGTTATTGATTTTCCAAATTCTACACTCTTCCAACGTTCCACCATATACTGCTGTATGGTCAGCTTTCCTTATGACTACATAATAGCCACAGTTTACATATTGAATTGCCATGTTATTCTCCTTTTTGATTGGGTTTAATTTCTATTTCAGCTTTTTTTCAGTGCGTTAATTTTAGACTTAAGCATTACATTATTCATTTTAATTGTTTTGAATAATTCTTCAACAATCTTTTCTAATTCTATTATACGTTCAGTTAGCGATAATGGGTTCATATTACTCTCCGTGTCTTTGTTGTTAGGATTCAATACTCAAATTATTAAACGTTATATAGTAAAAATACTATATTAACTTATTACTATATATATAGCATAATATGACCTATTGCTATTGTCATATATAATATATACATTACACACTATATATAATCTAAATAAATAAATAAATAAATAATATAAATAAATATACTTATACCTGTGTATTTATATCGTGTATTGCCCACGTTTATCCTAATAAGCACCAACATATATATACATTGATGCCTACATAGGATTAGAGCATGCTTATACAATAGAACTAAGTAGATAAGGGTTGATAGTTTAATATAAATACACGCACGTATTCAGTGTTGTTCCCCCTAAGGGGGACTGACGTTAATCAGTAAGAGCTGTTACAAGTTCAGCTGATAGTTCTAATTCAGCACCCTGCGCACCACCTGCACGTAGGTAGAAAGCTTTCTTAGTCTTCGTGTCGTAAGTGCAATCAAACCAACGTGTAATGTAAGCTGTGTGCTCTACATCATCGCTGTCTTTGATAGTCTGAGCAACTGAACCTTTAACTTGAAATTCAATCATAATAATTCCTTTGGTTAAGATTAATGAAACATAACGTAATTTCAAATAAAAGAAATCCGTTTTTAACGGTATGGGGTGTGAATTATACTGTATACGACATTTACTAGCTATTTTTTAGGCAATTACAACGTATTTTTTTATATATTATATATTGTATAAGTTATATAAATGTGGGGGGTTGTTAATATTTTTTTTATTTTTTTTTGTTTGCATAAACACGTGGGCATGTATTAAATTTAGGTTATGATAATGAGTATATATGGGTAAATTAATAAACCAGATTAAGCATTTGTCTTATGCTGAGCAATGTAGGGCATTATTACGTTTTAGTGTAGATAGTGATATCAGTGAGTTAAGTATTGAGATTAATGGTATAACGTATGAGTTAGATAAAAATGTTTTTTATCTTATTGAGTCGCTTGCAGATGAAGTTGCATTTTTAAAAAATAATATGTCAGATAATGGGGGTGTGGGATGAAGCGTAAAGGGGCAACAACGGGGAGTATAGTAAAGGCAATAAGTGTTCTTGAGAGGGCAGTTGATGTTATGCATTATCGTGTGGGTAGTGTTGAGGCTATAATTGATAAATACATTGAATTGCAGGGGAATGGTGATGAGTTTTCAGAGTTCCTTGAAAAAGAGTTTAATGATAAGAGCGCTGAAGAGGAATAAAGTAAAATCGAATATAGGTCAATAAAGGGGGTACAGCATTATGTTTATGATAGTGTAGCTGAGGCTACAGCTAAAAAGAACATTATAAGTAAACATTGGAAAAGCGTTGACATTGTAGAAGGTGATTGGGTAGAAGCAGACGATGGTGGTATTGTTCAAGTTTTAAAGCTTGGGAGTATAAAGCACCCTAATGATAGAAAGAATTGGAAAGCACATAAGGGTTGGATGCGCACAGTTGTTGGGACATTTCTTATTAATGATAATACATATATGGATACTGATTTTGACCAGCACCCAAATAGATATACATTTTCAAAAACATTAAAGTTAGCAGGTTCAAATTTTAAAACAAGAAAAAATATCACTAAAAAGGAGCGCTTATTTGCTACTGAAGTTATCGTTGGCAAGGATGCTGTTGAAGCTGTTCAAAATGTTTATGGTGTTGGTGACTATAGTAAAGCAAAAAAGAAAGCATTAATACTTTTAAAACAGGAGAGAATTATGAGAGAAGTAGAAAAGGGGGCGCTAGATGTTGCTAAGAAGCTTGGGATTGACCATGAGTATGTATTAAGGCGTTTAAAGTATTTAGCGGATAGAGGAGAGGATGAGAATATTATTTTACAATCAACGAAAGAACTGGGTAAGATAATTGGGACAAGTGGGTCTATGGTTAAGCAACGTGATGTTGGTGTTGTTGGTTTATTCCAGGGGTTCAGTCCTCAACAATTACAAAAAGCAGAACGTGTGCAAATAGCGGATACGAGTGAGGAGACAATAGATACTGATGACATTGGGTGAAACGATTATAAAATTAAAAAAATTAGTAAAGTTAGATTTTGAAGAGAATAAAAAGGAGATTGTCGCTTTAATTGAAATGCTTGAAGTGCCAGAATTAGTATATGACGATGAAGAAGAACAAACTAAACTCATGTCAGGCATGTATGTTCCACAAGACTGGTGGTGGAATTAAAGACTTGTCAGGATATTGTAAATATTTTGAAGTTAGTGGAGAATGTGCGAAACTTATTCCTCCGCATATTATTAATATTGGATGTCGTTTTTATAAGGATAAAGATAATTTTATCCAGATGGTTATAGAGAAGTTCGATGGAACCTTCGTTTAATATAAATAAACAAAACCTTAATCAAGCAGAGCAGGCTTTATTGTTAGCCCGTGATGATTTAATAGCATTTGGGAAGCTGTTTCTTCCTGGTGACTTTGGTAAGTCTGAGAGTCCAGTATTCCATTATGAAATAGCAGATGCATTATTAGAGAATACGATAAAATCATTAGCTTTAATTTTACCAAGAAGTTCTGGTAAAACTCAGTTATTTAAAACTTTCCTTTTGCATAAGATACTATTTAAAGACCCAGAAGAATTAATGTTTATGGCATGGGTATCTGATAACCATAGGAAATCTATTCTTAATTTACAGTATATTAAGCAACATCTTGAAACAAATGAAAAGATTAAATATTATTTTGGGAATATTGTTGGGACAAAATGGACAGAAACAGATATTGTAACAAGCACGAATGCTAAGTTAATTAGTAGGTCTAATTTATCGAGTGTTCGTGGAGAAAACTATTTGGGGAAAAGATATGATATTGTTGCATTGGACGATACAGAGAGTGAGACTAATACAGTTACTCTTGATTCAAGAGAGAAAATTAAGAACATTGTGTATAATGGTGTTAAGCCTGCTCTCGATGTTAATGGGAGACTTGTCTTTGCTGGGACTCCTGTTCACTTTGATAGTTTATGTCAAAACATTTTAGATGGGTATTTAAAAACTAAAAGTAAAGATGAGTATACCTGGGATGTAATACATTACAAATCTACCCAACCAGAAATGAAAGGTGGCGTATTGTGGCATTCTTATATGCCGCGAGAAAAACTTGATAGGATTAAAAACGATTATCAACAAGCAGATAGAATACATGGATACTATCAAGAGTATGAACTTGAAGTGCAGAATGAAGAAGAAGCTGTATGGGGGCGTTCATATATTAAGTATTGGAATGGTTACTATTTACGCGAAAATGATATAAATTTTATTGTTATTGGTGGTGAAAAGATTCCTGTTAATACGTTTAGTGGTTGTGACCCTGCAACAGATATTAATACAAAGACAAGTGATTTTAGCGTTATAATGATAGTTGCCCTTACACCAGATAATAAAGTATATGTTTTAGAGTATGAAAGACATCGTAGTATCCCTACTGTTGGTGCGAGAGATAGTGCAGATAAGCTTATAGGGAAAAAAGGTGTCGTTGACTATGTAATGGATTTACATCAAAAATATCATTGTATGAGTAGCACTGTAGAAGACGTTGCTATGAATCGTAGTGTCTTCCAGTCTCTGAATGAACGCCGCCGTATAGAAAATAAGTTTGATATTTCAGTTATTCCAGAGAAACCTGGAGGAAGAGAGAAGAGAAATAAGATATATTCGGGGCTTTCTGGTCGCTTTTCGTCAGGAAATATATATTTACAAGAAAATATGTTTGACTTAATACATGAAATCGTTACATTCGGACCCAAAATGGCACACGATGATACCATTGAGACACTATTTTATGCGCTTTTGCATGCATTCCCGCCAGGAATGAAGAGTAAAAAGTCAGAAGATGGTAAAAGAAGAGAGTGGTATCGACCTAAACGCAAAGCAAAGAGTTGGCTAGTTGCATAATATGGAAAAATTTAAAAACAAAACAAAGAAAAGTAATTTATGGGAAAATGTTGGGCAATCTATTTATAAAGTAAGTAGGTTAAAAAAACAAATTCCTCAAATTAAAGAAAGTATTGAAACTGCACAAGAAAACAAAGCTTTGTCGTTAGGTGCATTTACTTTTGCTGGATATGGTAAAAGTAAGTTCCCAGGGAGCAAAACTGCTTCTACGTTAATGGAGATTATGCAAACGCAAAAGGTTGACCTTCCTTGGGAGGGTATGACAATTGGAAAATATAAAGCAAATACTGTAGCAGATTATAATAGCCGTATTGGTGGGCTTGAATATAAAAAAGAAACTGCTTATGGTTTACAATTCAACAAAAGGTTTTAATAATATGGGAAGAGTCAAGACAGCTGAAAGAATAGAAAGTTTATTTAATGCCGCTAATGGCAAAGATAGAATTAAATGGCAATCAAATGCTCAAAAGGGATATGATTTTTATTTAGATGAGCAATTAACAAAAGATGAAAAGAGTTCGTTAGAAGACGCAGGAATGCCAACATTTAAGATTAATCGCGTTACTCCAATTATTGAGATAATGAAGTATTTTGTAACTGCGAATAACCCTCGTTGGAAAGCGGTTGGAGTTGATGGAAGTGATGCAAATATTGCACAAGTTCATAGTGATATTGCTGATTATTGTTGGGGGATTTCTAATGGGCAAGCAATTTACTCAGGGGTCATTAATGATACGCTTACAAAGGGTGTTGGTTATTTCTTTCTTGATATAGACCAAGATGCTGACCATGGTAAAGGTGAGGTTAAGTTTAAGAGGGTTGATTCATTTGATGTATATCCTGACCCAATGTCAAGAGACTTTTTATTGAGGGATGCTTCGTTTATTATTATAAGAAAGCTATTACCAAGAGAACAATTAAAGATAATGTTCCCTGAATATAGTCGCAAAGTCACTAAGGCAAGTGGGGAATCAAATATGGTTGCTTATTCGCAAGCAGATAGAGATGATGCAAGTGCTATTATACCAGAAGATGTAGTCAATGCTATTGATTCACACGGGAGTAGAGATGATATTTTATCTTATACAGAGTGTTATGAAAAAATTCGTGTTCCTTTTATGAACTTAACAGTTCGTATCTACCCTAATAAGGATGAGATTGAGGGTGTTATGCGGATTTCAAAAGAAAAGATGGAGTCATTTCGCGCAGAAACACAAGTATCTACTAAAGAACAAGTATTAAAGATACAAGAGTTAGCTGCAAACGGGGAAATGATTGAGGAAAGAGCTATTTTAGAAATACAGAAACTTGAAAAGCAAGCTAAAGCAGCTATTGTCCGTAAAGAGGCTGAACTTGAATATGCAACACAAGAAGAATTGAATAGAGTAGAAGAGAAAACAATTAGTGAAAAGGAATACAATCTTCTTATAGAGAATGAAGAAGTGGCAAAATCTATAGTAGAGGCAAATAAGTTCTTTGAAACCCGTATAAAGGTTACATGCACAATCGGTTCAAATATTACATTATATGAGTATGTTTTACCATTTAGTGAGTATCCAATTGTTCCAATCCCATATTTATATACAGGCACTCCATTTGCTATGTCTGCTGTTTTACCAATGATAGGTAAGCAACAAGAGATTAATAAAGCACATCAAGTTATGTTACATAATGCAAATTTAGCTTCTAATCTTAGGTGGCAATATGAAGAAGGGTCAATACCAGAAGATGAATGGGAACAGTATTCTTCTAGTCCTGGTGCATTGCTAAAATATAGACAAGGCTTTAATGCGCCAACACCTGTATTGCCAGCTCCAATTAATAATGCATTTTATACAGTTGTCCAGGAAGGTAAAAGCGATATGGAGTATATTGCTGGTATTCCAAGTGCAATGATGGGATTTGTTCAAAACCAAGCAGAGACATATCGTGGGTTATTAGCTAATGATGAATTTGGGACACGTAGGATTAAAGCATGGATGAGTTCTTTATTAGAACCAGCCTTAGAGCATTTAGGTTGCGTATTTAAAGAAATATCACAAACACATTATAAATATGATAAAGTATTTAGGATTGTCCAACCGAATGCAGGTGGGGGACAAGATGAAAAAGAGACAAGGATTAATATTCCTATTTATAATGATTATGGTGAAGCGATAGATAAATGGACAGATTATGCAAGTTCAAGATTTGATGTTCGCATTATTGCTGGTGCTGTAATGCCATTAAATAGATGGGCATTAATTGAAGAGTATTTTAAATGGTTCCAAGCTGGACTTATTGACGATGTTGCAATGCTTGGTGAAACAGACGTAAGAAACAAAGAGCAGATACTTGAAAGAAAGTCATTATATAGTCAGCTACAGGGACAACTATCGCAATTAACAGAAGAAATGAAAGATAAGGATGGTGCAATAGAAACTTTAAGTAGGCAATTAGTTCAAGCTGGTATAAGACATAATGTTGATGTTGGGTCTAAAGAAGTAGAAAAAGACGTATTAGAGACAGAAGCTCAACAAAAGTTTTATCGTAGGGTAATAAAAGAAAATGCAGAAAAAGAAAAAAAGTCCTTGCAAGATAAGATAAAGAAATAGTAAATTAAAAGTATTAATAAAAGAGGAGTATTAAATGTTAGAAGAACAAGTAGGTAACGCAACAGTAGATAATACTGATGTCCCCGAAAGTAGTTTTGACGAATCTGACTTTTTTGGTCAGTTAGACCAAGGTGTCAATGGTGGCATTTTGGAAGCAGAACAGACAGACACACAGACAACCTTTCAGCAAAGCGATAATAAGCAAGCGACAGAAAGCTCTATGGGTAATGAAGTTCAGCAAAGTGAAGACGTTGAGAACTTAAAGCAACGATATGCAGATTCAAGCAAAGAAGGGAAACGCCTTAACCAGCGTTTAAAGGAACTTGAACCATATTTGCCCGTTCTTGATGCAATGCGCGAAGATTCTAATTTAGTCACTCATGTTAGAGACTATTTTCAGAATGGCGGAGATGCCCCTAAGAGCATGACTGAAAAGTTAAACTTAGATGAGGATTTTATTTTTGACCCAGATGAAGCGATTAGTGACCCTAACAGTGATTCAGCAAAGGTATTAAATTCAACAATTGATGGAGTTGTGCAACGTAGGTTGTCACAGGGATTAGAAGAACAGCGAGCAGAAAATGAACAGATGCGAGCAAGAAATGATTTTAGACAATCTAAAAACATGAATGACGCGGAATGGAATGACTATGTTAACTTTTCGGAATCTCATACTTTATCTCTTGAAGATATTTACTTTTTAAAGAATCGCGGACAAAGGGATGCAAATATTGCTTCTAATGCAGGAAGGCAGGCGACAGAACAAATTAAGCAAGTTCAAGGTCGCCCTAAATCTCTTGCGACAACTGGTTCAGCTAAAATAGATGTATCATCTGATGATGTGCTTTTCGATGCTATTATGGGTATTGACAAACAACTAGACAACGCATTTGGTTAAGTAACTGCTGAACAGTTATTAGCCAGGTGCTCAATTCCTAAATAGGAGAAGTAAACATCATGGCTGATTTATTTAGTCTAGAGAGTGGACTTACTGAAGGCTATGCAGCTTCACAGGGTTCCTCTCTTTCAACAGGTGACCTTCGTAGAAAATACAATTTCGGGGATAGAGTATCTGAGCTAGCAATAGCTCAAGACCCTTTCTTTCGTTTTGTAACGAAGCTTGCAAAAAAACCCACGGATGACCCACAGTTCAAATTTACTGAACGTCGTCCTTCGTATCATAAGCGTTATGCTTATGCATATGGTTGTGCTGATAGCGGTACACCATCTCAAGATGGTGCTATGACTTCAAGTACAACAAAAGTTACAATGGCTTGTGATTATAAATCTGCTGGTAATATTGGTAGTGTTTATGGTGGAACAGCAATTGAAATTGGAGCATCTGGTACAAAACCAGAATTTTTTATTCCTGGTCAACTAGTTAAGATACCAACTGCTTCTGTAGCTGGTGCCGCCGCTACTGATTATGGAGTATTTAAAGTTAGTTCTGTTGCAAATGAAGGTTCAAATCGAGTAACCCTAACGGGTTCATTGGTCAAAACACCAGGAGTATTTCAATTATCTTATAAAGATAGTGTTGACGCTGCTATAATTGGCAATGATTCACAAGTTGACCAAGCCGATAAACGTTCTGCGGTTATTGGAACTGCTTTTGCACAAGGTTCTGGATACCCAGAGACTTGGAAAGACAATCCTTTCTCAACTGGATATGGAAATACTCAGATTTGGAAGACTGCAATGGCAATGAATAATACTACAAGAGCAACTGCTCTTAAATACGACTCGTCCGAATGGGCAAGAGTATGGAAAGAGAAGTTAATTGAACATAAGTTTGATATTGAACAATCATTATTGTTTAATGGAGCTGCTTCTTCAAGCGGTTCTGAATGGACAACTGATGGAATTGTTTCTTACATCTCAACTTATGGGAACCAATTCGCGCTTTCATTATCAACAAAATCACAAGATTCATTTTTGGATGATTTATCTGCTTTCTTAGACCCACGTTATAATAACTCAAATGCTACATTGTTCTTTGTTAGCACTTCAGTATTTAACTGGTTACATAAGTTAAGTGGATACTTTGCTAACAATGTTGGTATGGTTCAATTTGGTGGAGCAACAACTCCTAGTCCAAGTGCAAATAGCTTAGGTAGAGCTGATATGTCCTTAATGGGCAAGAAGAAAGTCTTTGGTGTTGATATTACAGTAATTTCTACTCCTTATGGAGATATGAATGTTGCTCGTAATATTCACTTAGACGGAACTGATATTGGCATGCTTGCAGTAAACATGAAACATGTATGTTATCGTCCATTGGTCGGTAATGGCTTGAATCGTGATACAGCAATCTATGTTGGTGTTCAGACTCTAGAAAATAGTGGCGTTGACCGCAGGGTTGACTTAATCCAAACAGAAGCCGCACTTCAGGTAGAAATGCCCGAAGCGCACGGTATCTGGATTGCAACTACATAGGAGTTAATTATGGCAAATCCTCTATACGGACAAAACAAGGCTGACAATAACCTCGACCAACTAGGAACCGCTTATTCTGGTTCTATAACTTGGGACGCTGGTTCAATAGCTGATGGCGATGAAGAAGCTAAAGATATTACCGTTACTGGTGCATCTCTTGGTGACTTTGTTTTAGTGAGTTTAAGTATTGATGTAGCAGATTTAACGCTAGTTGCAAATGTGACAGCGGCTGATACGGTTACTTGTATACTTGCTAATAATACTGGTGGTGCTGTAGACTTAGCGTCATGCACTGCTTATGTATTGGTTATTCAGAAAGCATAAATCTGAAATTCGTGATTAATAGCACGATATAAGGATAGTAATGCATACATAAAAAGACGGGGATGTAGGGAAGATTTATTTTCCTCCTTCGATTTCTTTTCTTTTCCCTGTCTTTAGTATGCTTATAACACTAAAAAATTAAAATACATGGCAACAACAAACATAGAATTAGATATTGAAAATATAACTGGTGTAGCTGACGCTGACGACCAGTTCATTAAGACTGCTCAAAAGTTTGTGGTGTCAAGTATACCTAAAGACTTAATGCTATGGGCGGGAACAACAACTGCTGTTGTTTCTCATGG